TAGTTTAACTGAATATACAGCAGTTACTCCTACGTTTACGGAGACTTCAATTGCTTCTACAACTTTTACAGAATTAAGCATAGCTGAGCCTTCATATACTGAAGTCAGTATCGCTTCTACAACTTATACAGAATTATGAGCTTTAAAATACAAATAGAAGATTTAATAGGTAGCGTAGGAGATGATACGCTTATTACGCAGTCCTTATTAGATGCTGGTTCAGAAATTATTAACGTAGCACCTAAGAATAAATTAATCAATTCTTCTTTTGAGTCTAGTGTTTCAACAAGTGGATTAGCAATTGATAGCAAAAAAATACTAGAAGTTCATAAAGATCAATATATTGCAAAAAGAGTTCCGTATAGTGATTTAGGTAAATATAAAGATTCAGGATCCATTCATTATGCAAATATAACCGATCCTATTTTTTACACAAAAGATGAGAAAGTTTATATTGTATCGGCTGGTTC